TTTACTTATTTACTTATTTACTTATGCAGGCATAATTTTATAACTTTGAAAACTTATACCATCATAAGGCTGCGCAACCCCAATGCACCTTTTCCCTTTTTCTTTGACCCTTTATCCCTTTGACATTTTATCCCCAAGACACTTTATCCCCTTGACACTTTATCCCCAAGACACTTTATCCCTTCACCCCTTTAACGGAATAACGGAATGACGGAATGACGGCAATTCTGGGCGTGCCGAAGAGCCGCCTCCTGCACCCTGCAGCCTTGATGCGGCCAGATTTAATGGGGATCGTACTCACCATTAATTAGGAAACAAAAATTGATGTAGTGCGCCCACATGGAAATTGGATTGTACAATCCAAAAAGTTAGCTGCAAAAAATATTGACGAGGGAATAGGAGTTCATTAAGGTGACTTAAATCTTCGCCGCAACTACAACCCAACGACCTTAACGGGTGCGCTGTGCGCGAATGATTTTGTAAAAAAATGCAGTCAGCTTTAATGAAAAGGTGGAAGGGTTCGAGCCCTCCCACCTTATTTGCGAAAGCGCATAAACGTAAATCCTGATGACGTTTAAGCCTTCAGCGTTTAGCTCTTCGTCTTACCTTCAGCAAGGAGACGTTAGCACAAGACGCTGGCGGGACCAAGACTCAGGCAACCAGACCCATGGGTGTCGCGCCATGCTCAAAGAGCTACTCGTCCTGCTTTTGATAGAAGTCGTGAAACTGCTGCAAATCCTGCTGACGTAAAGGAGGGAGGCAGGATTTCATAATCCTGCCGTCACTCTCAGAACAGGCCACCCAGCGCCGACGGTGCCCAGTTCATGATTACCAGCTCACCCGACACCTCGGCCTTGCCTTGCCGCTGATTGGTCGTGGTATAGCGAATGTCCAGCGTGTCGAAGTGGAAGCCATCAAACACCCGGCGAATATCCGGATGGTCGTTGATGCTCACCATCACCTTGCCTTTGCAGCGCCGCATGAAGTCAGCCATGCGCTCGTAGTTCTCAAACGGAAAGTCGACGCCATAGCCGTTGGTCTTCCAATAAGGCGGATCCATGTAATGGAACGTGTGAGCACGGTCATAGCGTTCGGCGCACTCTAACCAAGGCAGATTTTCAACATAGGTCCCGGACAAGCGCTGCCAGGCTGCTGACAGGTTCTCTTCGATCCGGAGCAAATTGATTGCCGGGTTGGTCGTTGCCGTACCGAACGTCTGACCAGAGACCTTGCCTGCAAAAGCGTGGTGCTGCAGGTAGAAAAATCGGGCGGCACGCTGGATATCAGTGAGGGTTTCCGGGCGGGTCATCTTCTGCCATTCAAAGACCTGGCGCGAACTGAGCGCCCATTTGAACTGGCGGACAAACTCTTCAAGGTGATTTTGGACGACGCGATACAGGGTCACCAAGTCGCCGTTGATGTCGTTCAAGACCTCAACGGGAGCCGCTTGGGGACGCATGAAATACAGGGCCGCGCCTCCGGCGAACACTTCAACGTAGCATTCATGAGGCGGAAAAAGAGGGATGAGGCGGTCGGCCAGGCGGCGCTTGCCGCCCATCCATGGAACGATAGGTGTGGACATTAATTGCAAACCTTTACTGTATGGATAAACAGTTGCTAGACTCCGCTTCGCTTTGTGCACGAAGCGAAGCGGAGTCTTGGCTGGACTTGCAGGAAAAGGGCTGCGGGTTCGGCGTTCAGTCCGGATGTTGACGCATCCGGGCTGATCGCTCCTTTTGATTACTCAGCCTGCCAGAGGCAGACTGTTCTGACGTACTGCTGCAGTGCGCTCAGTTGCCGGATGGCGTCGTCGCCGTCTGTTCCGGTATGGAGAATTCTTTCTGCAACCGCTGGGTCAAGTTCGGCTCTACCCTCTTCATCAAGCTGGCCGGTGGGGCTTGGGGCGATTCGCACTGCGGGACAACTGGCTTTGACGTACACCCGCTGAGCGCCAGTAGCGACAGCAGCAAGCAGGGGCTTATTCTTTTCATTGGCTTTGGCCTGTTCCTGAGTGTGCTGCGTGTCGAGAGCAAGCAGCAGCTTCTGGGTTTTCTTTCGTGATTCATTGGCAGCGGTGAGCTGCTTTACCTTTTCCCGCTCGGCATCACGATCAAGCGTGACCGCATCGCGGACTGCCTTCACGGTTTCAAGGCGCAGGGTCAGATAGGCAACACTTACCAGCAGCGCCACCAGCACCCACACCCAAGCGGGAACAAGCTTCAGGACGGCCGTCACGGCACATCCCGGAAGAAGATGTGACGGCCGAGTTTTAGTGTTCGCTTGGCGTTAGCCGCCCAGTCCGGAGCTTTTGGCATCGTGGTTGAGTAATAGTGAGTTGCTCCTCCGGTGGGATCGGGCTGCTTGCCATCAATGACGATTGTTGCCGCCTCACGAGCCTGAGCGAGTTGAGCCGGTGGGATCGGCAATGTCCCGCTCAAAAATGGGTAGTTCGGATCGTTCTTGTTCCAGCAACTGAACTGCCAGGCCTTCTGGCACACGCCGGTATAGCCCTCCCCCCACCAATCCGGTTTGCCGTCGTTGTGCAAATCCAGTTCTACGCGGTTGCGAATGGACCAGGCCACGGCAATTTGCCCCGCTAATCCTTCCCCCCGGGCTTCACCCCAAAGCGTGCGGGCGAGGATGTCTCGATCCTTATCACTGATAATCATGGTTTCTCCAGACGAAAAAAAACCGTCCAAAGGACGGCATGGGTGATGTGCTTACTCGTCACAGCGCGACAACCTTTAGCGCTTTGTCGGTTTTCTTCTTTTTGCCCTTGGCGTTGGCCTTGCCTTTTTTGCCACCGTTGCACTCGACGGTTGTGGTCCAGCCCGACTGCGTAAACACCTGCTCGACCGAATCGACCAGGTAGCTGCCATCCAAACCGACCTTGAAGCCGCGGGCATCGATCTCGCGCTCGGCGACCAGATCTGTCCGGCCCGCCATTTCCAGCCGGACCCCGGCCGTGGATCGGTTGAACCCCGCCAGACGTGCCTTGGCGGCGGCTTCGGCTGCGCTCTTGTTTGGGTGTATGTGTCGGTCGGTATGGATGGGCGGCAGGCCGTCCGTACTGTCCTCGTTGTCGAGCTTGACCGTCACCAGCTGGCCTTTCTTGTCCGCGTAAGACGCCTTCACCGCCGACTTAACGTTGTCGTCACCGAGGCGGAATTGCCACCGGCTGACATCGCTACGGTTGATCACGATCACCCCGAGACTCTTGCCACTGGAGCTGACACCGCCCTGACGCGGCAGCACGATCAGCTTGCCGTCAGCGACCTTGGCCGTGCAGTCGTATTGCTTAGCCAGGCGCGTAACGAAGTTCAGATCCGACTCGCTCAACTGGTCGGCTCGCTCGACAAGAGTCTGCACTGTGCATTCAGGTTTCCAGCCGTTGCGCCCCGCGATATCGGCAACAATCTTGGCAAGGCTGACGCCCTCCCAGCTTCCGCTGCGTGTGGTCTTGGCGCTGCTGCGCGTGTCGCTGGACTTGCTTCGCACGACGATGGTGTCAGGCGGGCCGGACACTTCGATTTCATCCACTGTATATCGGCCGATCAGTGCCAGTTTCTGCCCCTCATAACCCAGGTACACCTCCGTTTTTCCGCCGCGTTTAGGCAGGTTAATGGCCCCGTCCCGGTCATCGAGGCGCAATTCAAAGTCGTCAGCACTGGCCCCAGGCTTGTCGATCGTTCGCACCATCAACATGCGATCATTGATCAGAGCGGTGATGTCGACACCGTTAGCGACGATCTTGTAGACAGGCTTCAAGGCAAACTCCAGAAATGAAAAACCCCGCACAGGGCGGGGTTCGGTGTTGCGGATTAGCGTCAGTCCCAGAGGGTGACGGCTGTGTCAGTGCTGACCTCGATGTCAGGCAGCGTGATAATTAGCCCCGCCCGGAACGGTTGAGGCTCATCCGAAAGGCCCTGATTGGCGTCCAGTACTTTCTCCACCGTGCCAATCAAATGCCCGTAGTAGTGCTGACAAATGACGTCCAGGACATCACCGTCAGACGTTCTGCATGTCGTCGCCATAGCGCACAAACTCCAGCGTAAAGGCCTGCTTGCGCGGGATACCGCCTTGCAGCAATGCGCTCTGTTCTTCGTTTAGGTTCACAAGGCACCAATTGCCCAGGACTTCGCCATAACCCGTGGTCAGCATCAGCGGCTGAAGCTTCTGTCCGATGCTGCGCAGGGTGTTGAGCTGTTTCAAACCGCCCTTGAAACCCGGGAAGATGGCCCCCTTGATGGTGATTTTCTCTTCCCCTATACCAACCGCCTGCTGTGCCGGACGTCGCGTCAGACGCTCCTGACTGGCCCAGCGGAACGCCGTGGTACGGTTCAACTCATCAAAGGCGGCCGTGTCGAGGTTGAAGAAGTACGGCGGCGTATTTGGCGTTAGCGGCTGCATGATCAGCAAATGAGGAAACGGCTTCACCGCCTCCGGTGCGGGCGTGCCGTTGGGCGCGATATCGGCTGTCGAGAACGGCGGCGCGCCGTCCGGATTGATCTTGGCCGCCACCGAGTTGACCGCGCTTTTGAATCGCGCCGTCTGCTCGCCCAAGGCACCCACCCGCTCTTGCAGCGCAGCCGCCGCCCGGGTTGCCTTGCCATACATCGCGGCCGCCTGCCCGATCTTGGCCTGCGCCATGCTCACGGCCCCGGTAATGCGTTTCAGCTTTGCGCCAATGGCAGGCCCGACAAAGGGAATACCCTCAAGCTCATCCGCTGCGCCGGTCATGTCGCCAATAGCGCTATTCAGGGGCCCCAACATACCATCCATGCTCTTGCGGCCAGCTTCGCCCGCTTTAACCATGGATTTGAAGCCCGACTGAGCGCTTTCCAAGTACGTCATACCACCTCCTTAGAACACGAGCTGATCGCTCATATCACGACGCGCAACCTGCTGCGCAGTCGTAGCCAGGCGGCGCTCAATTTCAGGCATCATCTGATTCAACAGCGCGGCCGGATTTTTAGCGTCACCCTGCACAGTGATAGTGAACGTCGGTGATAACGTGATTTTCTGATCAATCTTCGGAGCGGCTGGCTTCTCCGGAACCGCCTTGGCAGCAGCCGCCAGCGTCGCAACCGGCGTTTTTGTGTCGGCAGCCTTGAGCGCGCTCGACACGTCCGCAAGGCCCGGCATTGCCGAAGACGCGTTACGCGTAACGAGCGGCCCTTTAGGACCGAATGAACTGCCCATGCTCGCCAGACTGGGCACCGCAGGCCCCGTGCGGTCTTTCATCAGCAGCGGCGTTATCGGTGCCGTGTTGCTGGCCACCGCCTCCGGACCACCAAACAAAGACTTGCTGACTGCGCCGCCCAATGATTTGCCACCCATGCTGCCCAGGGCACCACCAATCATCGCGCCGATAGCTGTACCAATGATCGGAACCACAGACCCGATAGCCGCTCCGGCAGCAGCCCCGGCCAACGTACCCACAACGCCGCCACCAGCCTCGCCATAACCCTCGGCTTTTTCGTCCTTGGTTTTGGCGTTGTCGTACACGTCTTTCGCGTCAATCAACCCATCAAACAAAGCCGCAGGAATGCTGCTCTTGCCGATCCCCCGCAAAACACCAAGGCTGGACGAAGACGGGACCATGGACGCCACGGCTGGAACCGAAGCCTTTGGCACGGACGTCGGAGGCTTCCAGCCACTGAGCGACTTGGAGGCTTCTGCAGGGCCGCCACCGGCGTACACCCGCATGCGCGGCTTGGCTGCCGAATCACTCGCGGCCGGTGCGCTCACGCCGACACCGCGTCGACGCCACCCACGCTTAACCTTGGTCTTGGTCTTTCCACTGCCGCCGCCCAAATCCGGACCGCCACCGCCCAGACCACCGAGGCCACTCACCACCGCCACTTTCTGCACGACGTTGGGATTGCCCATCATCGAGCCGCGCCCAATGTTCATCACGCCTTTGACGATCTTGAAACTGTTGTAGGCCGCGCTAATACCCGCAATGGCCGCACCGGCGCCCAGCAGACCCGTAACGAGCGCTGGGGATTTGTCGCTGACGGCCGCAACACCCTTGGCAATTGCCGTCAAACCGGTTGACAGCGTGTCAGTCAGCGGCCGAATAGCATCCCCAGCGCTGCGCAAGGCATCGTCCATGGCCTGCCCGGTCTCTTTCCACTTCTGTGCAGATCCGTCGCGCCGCTCGTCCAGGTTCTTGTCCAGGATCCCGGAGGCGTTGCCGGAGTCCTTTTTAAGTTTCTGATACAGAGCCTTGTTCTGCATGTAGGCCGTCAATGCTGCCTTAACCTGCATGTCCGCAAAAAGATCGCCGGTACGCATCGACTCCTCGAACGCGTTCATCATGGCCTTGGCCTTAGTCGGGTCAGCTTCCTTGCTGATCTTCGACATGGCTTTAGCCATTTCCGCCGCTTTCTTCGGGTCGGTCGCCTCGACGTACTTTTGCGCCAGGCCAAAACTGGCCTCCAGCGTAGACATGCCGTTTTGCATGCCTCCGCGCATCGACTTCTGGTAATCAATGCCCGCATCCTTGTAGGCCTTCACCACATCGCCAGAACCGATTTTTTCCATCCAGTTCTTGAGGTTGTTGGCCGCCTCGTCCGAACTACCGGCCGTTTTCATCTGGACCTGAAGCATTGCACCGAGCTGCGCTACCGCGTCATTGCCGGTAATACCCAGCTTGCCCATGCCTGCCAGCAGCGTGGGGAACCAACGCGCCATGTCAGCCGCTTCAAAGCTGCCCGCCTGCCCTTGAAAGGCGATCGCCTCAAGGGCTTTTTGCATGTCCTTGGGGTCAGTAATTTTTGCGTTCTGCCCCAGGGCGTTGATCATCGCCGCTGTATCAGCGCCGCCCGCGCCCTGTCCCACCACGAACTTGGCCGCCACTGGCGCATAGGCCATGGCCTGCTTGAGTTCCATACCCGCGCCCACCAGGGCGTTGACCGTTTCGGCCACCTCGTTACGCGCAAGACCGGTATCGCGTGACGTACCGATGATGGTGTTAGCCATCTCCTTTTCTTCGTCTTTACCGGCCACGCCAGCCTTGATAGCAATGTCACGAATCACCGCCCCGAATTCGGCGCTGACCTTGGTCGGCACAATCATCGTGGCCGCCGCCGCACTGGTCGCCAGCGCGGTACTGCGCAGCCCGGCCCCGCCCTCTTTCATCTGGGCTTGCCCGGTCGACTTGAGTTCAGCCGAGCGCGCCTGCCGTCCCGCCTGCTGGTAAGCCTTGCTGAGGTTTTTAACCTCGACGCCCTGCCGTTTCAGACTTTCGAGGTTGGCATCGAGCTTGCGCCGCAAACCATCGGCCATAGCAGATCCGCTCGAATGTGCCTTGCGCCACTCTTCCTGTAAGCGCTTGGTTTCACCGATGACCGATTGCAGAACCTTGGCCTTGCCCGCCGTCGATTCAAGGCGTTTAACACGCCCCTCGACGTCCTTGAAAGCCGCGCCCACGGACTTGCTCACTGCGCCGCCGATCACCAGCCCGAGCGCTAATTCCCTCGCCATGTTGTCGCCCCTTGATTACCGCACATGGGAAAGCGGCTCAATCCCTGAGCCACCACCACATATCGAAAATCGGCATTGTTTCAATCTCGGCCAGGGAGAACCCCGTTTCCTTGGCCATCCGCTTTGCCAACTGCCGCAACAACGCCGGGTCGAAATTAATCCTCATCGACCATGCGAAAGTAGCCTGACTTCACGCGCTCATAGTCCTTTAGCGTGAGGCCCATCAGATCGTTTTCGCCAATTGAGGCAAGGCTGGCAAACAACATGGCATCGACGGCCAGCTCGTCTTTGGGGTGTGCCTGCTGACAAGCACGCACTTCGCGCACAGTCGGGGAGCGCATGACGATCTTGTCCGACTTGATCCCGTTCATTTCACTGGGTGTAGACAGGGTGATGGTCACACCAGCATCCGTGACAGCCAGCCACTTTGGCAGCTCGTTCGGGTAGGTTTTTGCATTGACTGAAGTGTTCATGTAGTCCCCTTACAGGCCCAGCTGGTTGCGCATTTGAATGAGTTGGTCGACACCGTTGATCACGCGCACCGAATTCAAAGGATCAAGTTCATACATCACGGTCCCGTCAATTTCGAGCTTGTAGTACGACACGCCGATGTTGTACTTAAACTCGGCTTTATCGCCCGGCTTCCAGTTGCCCGGATCGACCTCTTTAAGCATGCCGCGAATGGTCGCGGTCACGCCGACAAACTTGCCCTGCTGGCCCTTGAAAGAACCTCGGAACGAGGAATTGAACGCAGTGCCATCTACCAGCCCGACGTATTTCAAGGCCTCCTTGCGCACGCCGTTAGTGCTGAACGAGGCCTCCATCTTTTCCATACCCGTGTCCATATCAACCTCGCCATCCGCGCCGCCAGGCCTGTAGCCCTCGGTCTTGACTGTCACTTTCGGCAGGGACAGCTCCGGCACATCACCCTTGAAGCTAATGCCGTCAATGAACAGGTTTGTATTAAAAAGAATTTCAGGAATCATGGAGCAGGCCCCTTAGGAATTGGCATCGAGCACTTCGGTCAGCCACTGGTTCGTGACCTCAACGAGGAAGTTAGGGTTTTCAGCAGGCGGCACGTCTGTAAAGCGAATGATCCAGAACACCTTGCCCTGCTCGATCTGGCTGGCCGTGTTGCGTTCGGGGTCCGCGTAGACTTCAAAGTTGATGATCGCGCCTTGGTTTTTCAGGTCGCGCATGAAATTCTGAAGGCCTTCCGTCACGTCCTTCACATAGGTCTTGGTGATCGAGCGATCCACCGCCCACTTGTGCCCGTAAAGGATCGCGTCCATGACGATATCCATGGTCCGCACACGGGTTACAAAGGACCACTTCGGATCGCTGGATTGTGTGCGGTTGCCCCACAGGCGGTAGCCGTCGTCACGGATGATGGTCGTGATGTTGGCCGCGTTCAGCAGGTTGGCCCGGCAGGTCTCGTCACCGTCCAGAAATTCGACCGGCCGCGTGGTGCCAGTGATACCGACGAGCTCTTTATTCGACGGCGATGCCCAGAATCCATACTCACTGTCGGTCCAGGCAAACAAGCCAGCGGTATACGCCGAGGCCGGTGCGTTTACGGTCTCGTTTTTGGTCGTATCCCAGAACTGAACGCCCGGATCAACGAGGAAGATTCGCTTGCTGCCGAAGTTCTGGGAATAGGCAATTGCGGCTTCGTCCGTGGTGTTCGGGCCGTCAATGATCGCAATGGCGCGCAGCTTCGCGGCCAGCCCGTCCATGGCGGTGGCCACTGGCAACGTCGAGGAGTGCCCGGGCGCGATCAGCAAGCGTGGCTGGGCGTTGAACTTGCTCTTGCCATCCAGCAGACCCTGTAGCCCAGTACGCTGACCATTAGCCAGAACCCCACCGATGATGGCCGAGGTTTGCGCCGCCGCGTCAGATCCCAAAGTGACGCCACACGCCACGATCACTGCCTTGGCACGAACAAAAACTGCCTGGCAGGCCTTGGTAATAGCAGCATCAGCGCCCCATGCCGCAATGGCCTCGCTTTCGCGAGTGATCAGCTTCAGTTCGTTGGGGTTCGCGCTAGGCACGCCACCCACCAGCGGCCCCGGGGTGAATGTGTCGCACAGCCCGATAATCGAACTTGACGGCAGCGCAATGGGGCGAGCCCCGACGTCGATATTCGAGACCGTGACACCGTGAAAAAATCCGCTCATAAAGCTTTTCTCCAGAAACGAAAAAACCCCGCTGGGCGGGGTTGTGTGTGATGTCTGTGTTACGCGTTACGGAAAAGAAAACGCCCCGTCAGTGCGGGGCGTTTATGGGAAAACTTCGGCCTCAGGTTTGGTT